GGTGTAATTACTACTGCTTCCCATCCCAAGGCCTTGTGGCCCGGTATCAAAGCTTGGTGGGGTCAAACCTACAACGAGCATCCTGAAGAGTTTGGCGACCTGTTCGACAAGGACACGTCTTCGCAGAACTACGAAGAGGATGTGCAACTGTCGGGCTTCGGTTTGGCTCCCATCAAGTCTGAAGGTGCTGGCGTAGCATACGACTCGGAAATCCAAGGCTTCACCACACGCTATACGCACGTTGCTTACGCAATGGGTTATATCGTGACCAAAGAAGAAATGGACGACAACCTGTATGAGTCGGTGTCTAAGAAGCGTGCCGCTGCTCTGGCGATGTCTTTCCGTCAAACGAAAGAGAACATTGCTGCCAACGTGTACAACCGTGCTTTCAACTCTACCTACTTGGGTGGTGACGGTGTACCTCTGGCTTCTACAGCCCACCCGAACACCTCTGGTGGTACGTGGGCTAACAAGCCTACCGTTGATGTGGACTTGTCCGAAGCTGCTTTGGAAGATGCTGTTATCGCAATCATGGGTCTGACGAATGACCGTGGTCTGCTGGTAGCTATTCAACCGAACAGCCTGCACATCGCTCGTCAAGAGTTGTTCAATGCTCAACGCATTCTGCACTCCAGCTACCAAACAGGTAACGGCAACAATGACATCAACGTCATCAAGTCTGGTAACTACCTGCCAGGTGGCTTCAAGGTGAACCACTACTTCACAAGCCCTCACGCTTGGTTTATCCGTAACACCATCCCCGGTGGTACTGGTATGAAGTATTACGAGCGCCACGCTATCAGTTTCGACGCTGATAACGACTTCGACACAATGAACGCAAAAGCAAAAGGCTATGAGCGTTATTCCTTCGGTTGGTCCGATCCACGTGCTGTGTGGAATTGCAATGGCCCTTGAGGACATAGGGTTATTCAAATAACCCTCGACTCATACCTCCTTGGATCAAAAGTCTGGGGAGGTTTCTTTTTAACTGTTAATAGGAACAAGCACCATGAGCTTTGAACATGAGAAACTTAAGGGTAAGCGCCCAGACCCCGGTAAGATTCCACACAAGATGTAATCTGGAGTAAAATCCAATTACCTGATGACGGTACTTCGCGTACCGTTGTTTTTAACAACGTCATCCTAGGAGCTATCAAATGCCTAATCCCACCCGCTTCCCTTCTGGTGTAAGCACCTTCCCCATCCAGCACGTACAAAACACATTTCCTGTAGTCCCTAGCCAATGGCAAGTGAACAAGGGTGATGACTTCATTCCCTTCCGTCAATCCACTGACTACACCGCTACTGCCTCTACTGGTGCTAGTGCTGCGGCTTACGCTTGGAACGGTGGTGCTGTAAAGATCACTGGTGGTACGACTACCCCATTCAAGAGCTTTGAAGCTCTCGGTGCTAACAGTTTGCAAGTGGTTCCCGGTAATCAGTTGTGGCACGATGTGCGCTTGGCAGCACCCACAGGTTCGATGCAGAACCCTCTGACCGACTCGGTTGTATATACTGGTTTCTTTGACAATGTTGATCCCACTGCTGCTACTAACGGCATTTACTTTACTAAGCCTGCTGGCGGTTCTACTGTCAATCTGGTTATTCTGAAGAACAGTACCGCTACTACTTTCTCCAACATTGCAGACCTGTCCAAGCCCAGTGGCATTTACGGTGACACATATTCCACTGCCGGTGCTTTGGCATTCAACACTACGGGTACAACCTTCTCTAGCGTGTCTGTCAGTGCTACTGGTCAAGGCTACCGTTGCGCACCCCTGTGTATCCCATTCGGTACTGCTGGTTCGGGTGCACAAATCTACACTCAACTTGGTGGTGCTATTCAAGGTGGCGGCTCTGGTTCTGGTGCCCCTCTGTTTGCCCCATATATCGTGGCTGCTGGCTCTGGCTACACTGCCAACACTCTTGGTTGCGACATCATCCCTTGGGTGAATTTGCAGTTTTGGTACAACGGTAAGGGTACTCTGTCTGTGGGTGTGAATGGTCGTGTGGTGCTGACCTTGGGTAAAGAAGGTGTAACCACCGCTACCCCTGGCTCTACCTATACTCTCGGTTCTGGTCTCGCTAACAGCTACAACTTCTCGGGAACTAGCCTCACCGCTGGTGTGTCTCCCGTGCAGCCTGCTGTGGGTGACTTCTACGTTGCTTCCCCCCAAGTACCCATGCAACTGGCTTTCGGTCTTGTAGGAACTTCTGGTAACGCTCGTTACCTCTACGTCGAAGAAGTTAACATTGCTACGGAGTTGAACTAATCATGACTATCCAATCATTTGATTCTCTGACCCTTGCTCGGGCTGTACCTGATCCTAAGACCATCGTGTCTTATGGTGGTACTCATGTGGTCTACTCGGAGGGAGACATTGACACTCCCCCGACTAACCCTGCTGAAGGTGAAGCTACTGTTTCGATTGTCCCCGTTGTAGTTGTGGAGTAATCAATATGCACCTGACACTAACTCATGAGGAGACTGAAGACAAGATCACATCGACCATCGTAAGTGATGGCATGAAGAACACTGTCTTCTTGGTGTCAGGTACTATTGACCATGAAGATGACTCGGTGTTCGATATTATCGACCTGAGCCGTCTTGCTGGTAGTCCTAGCAGCATCCGTATGGATGGACTGCTATTCACCATCGAGTCTGGATTGAAGCTGTTGCTCAAGTACCGTAATCAGCCCTATGTGCTTCCCCTTGAGGGTCGCAGCAAGATTGATCTTGGTTGGGTTGGTGGTGTCACTGGACACCAGATAGACTTGGTGTGTAAGGGCAAGGGGGCATTCTTCCTTGTCGTAGATGTTTCCAAAATGGGAGTTTGATATGTCCGACGTTCGTATTAAGAGTGGGGATCAGACCTACTTTGGTTTTACAACCAGTAACACACTATCCACTGCTGCTGTTGCAGCCTCTAACGCTACTTACAAAGAAAGCCCCTGGGCTTCTTACCAAGCGATTGTTACGGGTACTGGCTCTGTATCTGCTACGGTCCTGATCCAAGGTAGTAACGAAGACGCTACTAGAGACGGTGTTAAGAGTAACTGGGTGTTACTAGGAACGATTACGCTTACTGGTACGACTGTTGCGTCTGATGGTCTGACGACTATGGCACCTTGGAAGTACGTTCGAGCTAACGTCACTGCAATCTCTGCCTCTTCTGTTGTAGAAGTAATCTCGGGAACTTGATATGGCATACACCCCCAATATAGTTGCAGGGGGGTTTGACCCATCAGGACAGCAGTACATCAATCGGTACGGCTATGTTATAGACGGGTTGACCAATCCAACGCTGACCGAAGATATGCTCTATGGTGGCACCTTAGACCCCCGTATCACATTCACCCGAGCCGACGCCACAAGCTGCGCGACGTATTTTGGTAGTGATGGGGTGCTGCGGGTGATGCCGAGTAATTTGGCGTTGAACTGCAATACCTTTACCGCAGGCACTTGGCAGAAAAATGGCCTAGGGTTTGGTCTTGCCCCGGTTGTAACTTCCAACTATGGAACAGACCCTCTTGGCGGTAACAATGCATCACGAATAGTTTTTGATGTGCAAGCAGGGCGAACTAGCGGAGATTATTCTCAGTTACTTCAGAATGGGTCATTCGGTACAGGAATTTACACAGAAGCAGTCTGGCTAAAATCCAACACTGGAAGTAACTGCATTCTCCAGCTATGGGTGAATAACAAGATTGTTTCAGTAACAGTGACGCCTGTTTGGCAGCTTTTTGCAGGGACTCAGGTTTCTCTAGCAGCGAGCAACATCCAGATTATTTATTTCGGGAACGAAGCCACAAGCAACCAAGCAGACGTATCTGTTTATGCTGCAGCACTCTTCCCCGGCACCTACACCGCAGCCCAAATCCTAGCCTCTGGCGGCATTCCACTGACCACCACGACACCGAACAGCAACCCGCGCTTCGAGTACGACCCAGTTACATTGCAGCCCCTCGGCCTACGAGTCGAGCAAGCGGCGACGAATGTATTTCTGAACCAGGACATACTTGGCACCAACCTTGTTTCCATGTCGCCCACCTTAACGGCTGGATCATGGACGATGAGCTTCACAGGTACGGGCACTGTGTCATATACCGGGGCCGCTACGGGTTCTTTGGTAGGAACTGGCGCTACGACAAGGGTGAGTACAACTTTCACCGCCACAGCGATTCCATTGGTCTGCGTGGTCACTGGCACTGTGAAGTTTGCACAGCTTGAGTCTGGGACTCTTGCGACTACGTTTATCGTCAGTGGTGCAAGCCCTACGACCCGCGCAGCAGACATTGACAGTTCCACGGCTGTGAT